CCGCCATATATTCTATGACAATTTTCAGAAACAATCCAACTATCAGAAGAAGAATAATCTTGAAAGTCTCCGTACATTTGTTCTACTAATGATGTTGTAGGAACAACAATTAATTGCTTTCTATCAAGTCTTTGATGATAGCGAATTAAATTATATATTATTAAAGACTTGCCAGAAGCAGTTGGAGATAAAAGCAAAACTCTTCCATTGTTGATAGTATGTCTTACTGCTTCTGTTTGATATTCTCTTATTTCAATGTCCTTACCTGCGCTTTGAAGATTTAAGTTTTTGGCAAAGTTCTCGACATATTGAGTTGACACAGGGTCGCCTATGGCAATCATATCAATTTCTATCGTGTACTCTAAAGATTCAGAAAATTCTTTTAGATAAGGTAGCAAACCGACATACAACTCTTGTCTATACATATTGTATAGTCTTGCCTTGCCATCCCAAGCTCTAGCCCTATAACTAGGCATAAATCTAGCTCCAGGAACATCAAATGTGAAGAAGTCGCAGATTTCTTGACCAGTACTGGGATCCGTTTCTATCTTCAGATATGCTTCATTCTTTTTTGTTACTTTAATCACTAGAAACTGCCATTAGTGAATTTTTCCCATTCCACGGCGTTCTTGATATCCCAGGTTCTACTATTAAGAGATTTCATAATAGTTTCACATTGGAATACACAGGTTTTAATGTAGTGAATTTTGTCATCTAGTTTTATCATATCAGAATCACTATCTATAAAGTCATTCATTTCATTTTTTAAAGGCTGTGGACCTAGATATTGTTCCCACTTTAACACTTCTAACTCTTCTTTAGATAATTCACCACGAAAGTATTTCCACTTATACTGACGAATAAGTTTTCTCTGAGACTCAACTTTTTGTTGATGCAGTTTGAAGTTGGTTAAGTGATTCAAATATTTTGAATGCAATATAGGAGTTTTAGTAGACTCAGCCCCAAGGTTCAATTCATCTATCTTAGAGTCTGCTGCCCACTCATCTTGCAATTGTTTCAATGTAATCATAATAAATCCTCATAATGTATAGTATATTTATGGCGATGTAATTTTGTATTGTCTATATCTAAAAGACGCAACTCCTTGGAAATATTCTGTGCTGCCAGAGCTAACTTCAAATTCAAGACCACTCAAAGCAACAGGAAAGGCGTCTTGAAATACTATCGTTTTAATCGTGTTATTGTTTGAGTCAAGTATAAACAAAGATGCGTCACTGAAGTTACCTAACGCTTTTTGTTTTGTTGGGTTTATGGTAGGAAATCGATATGACTGACTATTGGAAAAGTCAGTATATTGTTTGTGGCTTTCAGGAAACCCTAAGCCGATTAGCCATTCGTATATTTCATTGTAGTTATTCATATTCTCTTGGATAAGAAAACGTATAGTTAATTCGCCATAAGAAAGTTTATCTCCTGGCTGATAGTAATCAACTAGAGGCGTGGCAACTTGGGGCGATCCCATTGAAACATCTGGAATATTTGCTGACTGACAGAAGAATGAGACGCTGGGAAGATTGTGAATTAAGAACTTAAATCCATTCGGTTTAAGATAATCTAATTCTCCGGGATTACCAGCGTCCCATGTTGATTCAGTTACATTTGCTAAAACATCAACCATAGTAGTTACCTTTTGAGTTGCTACTATTTATAATACCTTTATTTCAGGATTTCTAATCAAAGATATTCTTGGAGCATAGTCTTCATTTGAAACTAAGTGTACGCAAAAAACGAGATAAGCTATAAAAATCTTAGACGATAGCATTGGCGTACAAAATTACAGCTGGAATAAACAAAGACAAAGCCAGTGGTACAGCAGTTTTAGTAAATTCAATAATAATGTCGGTCTTTCTGAGTTGCATTTTCTTTTTTCCTTGCCTTGTGAGCAAAATAAATTATAAAAGTGAGTAATGGGTATTTTACTCACTACTATATATAAAAACAAGGATGTCAAAAAGTAACAAAAACGACAAAGTATTGTTACTTTATTGCACAGAAAAGAAATATGTTTTCAAATGGGCAGCTATGAATTGTCAATAATCTTCATCACCATTAAAAGCAGAGTGACCTTCAAAGTACATTTGTATCATAACGTGTATAGCAGTGTCCACCACAATGAGTATTAGACACATCACATAGAATACAGGAGACATTGCTATTCAACGGTAAAGCTAAAAGACCTGCTAACTGAGTGACCATCTGCTCCTACAACAGAAGCAGTTACAGTGAATTTTCCTTTAACCATATTGTCAACAGATACATTATAATCTTTCTTACTTTCTGGTGTTATTTTAAAATCGCTGTCTAGCTCAACACCGTTTTCTGATGTAACAGAGAGTTTGAGCAATCTCACATCTTGATTAAAAGATAAGGAAACCCCTGCTGCTGACCCAACAGTCGAACCACCGGCAGGGGTAGTCTCCAATAGCTTAGGATGTGCTTGTACAAATAAAGGTGCTGCTAACAAACACAGTCCTACAAAAGCTATTATTTTTTCCATAGTTTAGCTATTCTTGAAGTACATAGTAACTTCAAATCCAAGGCGAATCTTTTGGTAAGTAGGTTTAGTCCACATAGTTTTTTCTCCTTATTTCAGGTTTTTCCATGTCATTGCGCCAAAGAACATTTCGTCCTCTGACATTTGTCCCCAGGGTACTGAACGCTCGGGATCCGGGTTAGCAGGATTCATTGCTGAATTGTCAAACGCACCATCTACAGTGATAGTGGTTCCCGCTGGAATAAACTTAGGCTCTGTCCAGGTGTACGCAAGCTGCCAATCATAGTCGTAGTTAGCAACATTGATTAGGTCTTCTTGTGTGCCATCAGGATAGTATGCTACCGCCTTCATGCTCTTACCTCGCCAGTGCATGTGTGGTAAGAAAGTATGCAGTTCAATATCGTTGCGAGTCTTGATGCTCTTTGTTTGTACAAAGTTAGGATCGCCAGGAGGAATGTTTGTCCATGAATCAGGGAAGATACACGCACACATACCAGTCATTCTTTCTTCGGGCACTTCATCTTCTGGGTAGAACCAAACACCAAGTTTACTACGGTCAATTGCGGCAGTGCCGTTTGTAGTATAGTGAAGTTGTAGTTGCAGACTTGATCCTGCTTTTAGTAAGCCACCGGTGTTCTCAGGGAATACTGTTGCTGTGCCACCGGGTACATAAGCAGCCAAATCAACTTGGTCCGCATCTCTACCAGACTGGTTACCTAAGAAGCCACCAAAGCTAGGCTTTGACTCAGGTCCTACTAATTGATTCAATGTGTGATGTAATACAGTACGGTCACCGGGCAACCACTCACTTGCTTGCACCCAACGATCCTCATCCAAGGGAACGTCTACTGTGACATAACGATATGGAATCATACCTGTTGCTGGAATTTCTTGTGCTGGCAGGTCAATGATCAAATCTGGTTCTCTGTTTAATTCTAAAGCTCCAGTCCACTTTGTCTCAGGCACGTCATATTGACGCAATGGGTCTTGTGCAAATGCCAGTGATGGCAGTAGTAACAATGCTAACCATTTATTCATCGTAGTCTCCTGGTGAACCGTTAGCGATCCACTGAATAAGTTTTTGTTGTTCTTCGTTAGTTAAATTCATATCATTCGTAAATTCACCTATCGTTGGATCTAATTGTCCAGGTGGCATACGTTTAGTAAGTAGTGCTTCACTTATTGCAGGACCGAATGCTTGAACAATCACATGATCGGTCATTGCCCATGGTCCAATCCCACCGTACCTATGACATGTAACACAATTGTCAATAAGTATGGGTGCTATTTCATTAGTATAAGAAGGCTCACCCCAATCAGTTTCTATTGGTTCACCTTCTTCTATGATAGACCTAAAGCCAATCTCACCCGTGATTGGATCCATGTACACGACTTCATTCAATTGGGTAAGACCCAAAGCCTTTGAGACTATTTTAGCATCATCCATCAACATAGGAACATTTTCAAATACTGCGTTTTGTTCTGTATCCCTGGGTTCGCCAGTAGGATTTAGTAAGAAAAATTTAGTTTTCTCAGTACTACCTCTATTGACTGTAGCAAAGAATCTCAGCTTTGCTTCTTCGCTACTTTGTGCTGATGCTGTCATTATAGCAATTGTATCATAGTTACCATAATATCTCATCAAATGATAATTGCCTTCTGTATCAAGGAGGGCAAAATTTTGGGCTGATGCTGCAAAAGACAACATCATTAAACATAATATTCTAATCATCACTTGCTGCTAAACTCCTTGCCTCACTTTCTCTACGTTCGGCCAATAATGTTTCATAACCTTCATCGTCTAAATGGGTAACAGCAATCCATGCGTGTGACATCTCGTCACCAGTACGGCTACCACCTACTACCCACATATCAGGATCAGGGTTGTTGGGATTATCAGCAGTATTATCATACCACTGCTTGAGTACTAAAACTTCACCAGGTGCTAATAATGGAGCAGCATCTTCAGCATAGATATGGCTGTGATGCCATGTTGCACTCCATTTAGAAATCTGGCTAACAGATGTTGTACGACCTGTCTTAGGATCAAAAATCTCTAAGCTGGCAGCATTCATACGAAGGTGTCCGTGAGGCTGAAAGCTATCGATTCGTACAGGATGGTCAAAACTATGGAACCCTTGAGTCATAGCATAACCATGTGGAGGTACAATTAAGTGACCATTTTCGTAACCCTCTCTTAGAGGATACAGGCGCAAGTCCTGCTGATAGATATCTTCTTGCTCTTCAAATCCATCTTCGTGGAACCAAAGACCGATCTCTACTACGTTGTCTTTAATCATGCCACCTTCAGCAGTTGCACCAACACCACCTGGAAACATATGAATATCCCAACGTACTAGTGAACCTGCTGGCATTGTACGACAAACACCTTCGGGCATTACTTCACCCCATTTGCCCATTGCATACTCAGTCAACTGACCATAAGGAACAAGCTCGCCTTCTTCGTCATACATATACACATCTGAATTGGCGTGATGAACAACTGCTGCTGCATCGCCTCGTGGCTTAACTTGTACTGCTTTGATGCATTTGTTTTCTGTAAGTTGTGGGTTTACAAATTCCTTGCTCCACAAATCGTTTCCATTTGCAGGAATGTCGTATGCTTGTGAAGCAACAATCATATCAGGTTGACCGAACATAGCAGAGAATCTCCAATCATCAGGATCTGGAATCTCTGGCAACTGAGGTACTATATCTTGGTCGCCGTAAGGAGACCCTTCATTTACCCATGCAACGATTGTGTCAATCTGCTCATCACTTAAACGCCAGTCACCTTCCAGGTCTTGAATACCGATATGCTGATCATAAGCATAAGGAGGCATTTCTCTTGAAGCGACTTTCAATTGGATTAGTGGGGCCCACGGTCTTACCTGATCGTAAGATTCAAAACTCATTGGGCCAACGCCACCAGGACGGTGACAGGTTACACAGTTGTTGTTTATAATTTCTGCAACATCATCTGTGTATGTTTGAGCAAAAATAGCGGGCGAAACAATTGCTAGGAATAGTAACGATATCTTTTTCATTCTCTTCTCCAATATTTGTAGTGTAATTATATTTATAACACCTGAAACTTCATTACTATCATGTAAAACAATATTACGCCTGTTTTTTATGCATATTATCTTTTTTAGAGACATTTCGCTTTGTATTTCTTGTGTGAACCGTTGCCGCCTCTTGCTAAGTTGCCTTGATCTAAGTTATTATCTTTAGCAAACTTTCGCAGATTTTCTATTACGAATACATTGCCTTCAGGGTCAGTTATCTGCCACTTCTTAGATAACGCTTTTGCTACTTTGTCTTTCTGTGATTGTGGTTGTTTACGCCCAGTAGCATTTATTTTTGCCTTGTGTTCTTCTGTGAGTTTTCTTCCTGTCATAGCATCTCTCATTTTCTGTTTTGATTCTTCAGTATGCGGAACTCCTTGTCTTGCGTGTCCCCATATATCTAATTTAGTCCATTGTCCAGACAGTCCTTTCCATGCCCAGAGGTCTTGTTTCCGTCCATACTTCTCATACAGTTTACGATGCGCCTCTGCGTGTTCTTCTACAGTGAGATATACGAGATTTGATGGGTCATCTGTGCCGCCTGCGTGTCTTGGTATGATGTGATGTTTGTGATAGTGTGTCATATATTTCTCTTTCTTATTTTACGAACTATATGTATATATACTTTTAAGGAGTTCTAGGCATAAAAAAAGGGCTCCGAGGAGCCCTTTCTAAAAATGATTGCTATAGCAATTCTTTTTATTTTTTGCTGGGTAATTTTACATTACATTAAATTTACCACTTTAACTGCACGATAGTACTGGTTACGATCAGCAGTGAAAGTATCACCGTCAGTATTACCAGAACCGTCTACAACGTATGGGTTAGCAATCATGCCGTAACGAGTCTTAAAGCCGATCTTGGGCTGGAAGGTCGAAGGATCAATTGCACGAACCATTTGAAGAGGTACATATGGGCAGTAGAACAGACCAGCGTCATAAGGTGAAGTACCTTTGTAGCCAGCAACGTAGAACTGTGAAGCTGCACCAGTGTTTGCGCTATATGGATCAATGTAGACTTTGAAACGACCGTTAAGTACGCCGGCGAAAGTGTTGCCAGTGTCATCTACATTCAGGCTAGTGTTAAGAGCTGGGGCGTAATCAAGTACACCAGACATTGCAAGAGCAGATGCTACGTCAGAAGAACAGATAATGAAGTTACCTTTTCCTCTACGAGTATCTTGTGCAATTACGTTAGCGTCACGCTCGATGTTAAACAGCAAGCCCTTAAAACGCTCAACAGACCAGCGACCGTTTGAGTCAACGTCAAGGTCGAAAGTACCAGGAGTTGCAGTAGATGCAGAACCAGGCTTAGCGACTTTGTAGATTGTACGAATAACTTCACGGTTAATTTCAGCAAGAATTTCTTGTGAAAGAATGTTAGAAAGCTCTGACTCAGCGTCAAGACCGTGGATAGCTTTCAGGTCTTGTGCGAGTTCTACAGTGTACTCAGCTTTCAATGCACGAGACTTGGCTGTAACAGTAGTCTTTTCGATTGAGAAAGCCATTTCGTTCAAAGTAGTTGAGTCACCGAAACCTTCAGCAGTAGAAGTTGCAACACCAGTACCAGTAGTGTAAGCACCGTCAACTGGGTTTGAACCAGCGTGAGTACCGCCACCAGAGAAATCAGTGTCAGCTTCGTTGAAGAGTGCTTCATCACCAGTCTGGCTAGTGTAGTGTGACTTCATGGCAAAGATCAGACCAGTTGGTCCAGTCATTGGCTGAACACCAGCAACGTCATACGCCATCAGATTAGGAAGGGCTCGCCTTACCAAGCTGATAAGAATTGGATCGTAGTTATCAACACTGCCACCAGTTTGGTTAGCGTGTGTTGCTTCCATGATACCCTTCTCTTCTTGAAGGGCCTTTTCTTGGTTTTCGAGAACTACAGCGGTAACAGCTTTCTTGTACGGATCTGCAATAGGCTGCAGGTCAGCGTGTTCAAGAACTGGTTCCCATTTGCTCTCAATTTGCTCTGAAAGATACATTTAAGTCTCCTTGGTTTTCAGTTTTATTATAATAGTACTATTTATAAAAAATTTACTTTTGGTTTAATTAAACTTTGTTGTTTTTGAAATTGCCTGAGCATACTTAGACATAACTGTATTAGTTACTTCATTTGTAGCCTCAAAAGTGTCTTCAAGTTTGTCTTCGGAAACTACTTCTTTTGGAAAATAGTTTTCTTTAACAACCTGAAGTTTTTGCTCATATGAATCCATACCAGTGTAAGTAATGTCTTCAACTAATGTTGCAAATTTTTCTTTTTCAGTTGACGCCAAGTCTTCTGAAATATTAGCAAATGCTGCTTGCTTTTTCAAAGTAATAGCTTCATGTTCTGCTGACATCTTAGACTCAACTTCTTCGTCTAACTTAGCAGTAAGGCTATCAATTTGCTGTTGCATTTCAGTCATTACATCATACTTTTCTTCTGGTACATCAATATAATGTTCTGTGAATACTTGCTGAAGGCCTTTAATGAAAGACTCAGTTACTTCTGTGCGAATGCCGCTCTCGATGGCGATTTGATTATCAGTCATCCAGTTTTCAGTAACATAACCGAGATACTTATCGATGTTCTCTACCATTTGCTCCATCTGTGACTCAAACTCTTTGTTTGCAGCCTCAGTTAGTTCTTCTTCAATTTGTACAATTTCAGCAGTAACTCTTGAAGTAACAACAGCTTCAAATACTTCTGCTGCTTTTACTTTAAATTCTTCTGTAAGATGTTCTTCGTCAGCAAAAAGCGCATTAAGATCAGCTTCAAAAAGAGTTGGCTCTTCAACTACTTCTTCTTCAGCGATTTCTTCTGCTTCTTCAGCCGCCTCTTCTTCAACAATCTCCTCTGCTTCTTCAGTTTCAGCAACAACCTCGTCTTCCGCAATAACTTCATCAGTTACTACTTCGTCTTCAACTATAGCTTCTTCTTCAGATTCAACTTCTTCTTTCTTAGTTTCAAAGTTAGCAGGAGCTTCTTTTGCACCAGCGCCTTTAGGCAAAGTGGTGTCTTTAGATTCTTTATCTGCTGCTTTTTTACCTACTTCAGCAGTCAGTCCGCCTTCCTTATTTCCAGTACCACTAAGGTCTTGGATTTCAGGGTTAGCGTCTGAGCTACCTTGAGCAGGACTAGAAGCATCACCTTGTTGCTTATCTTTAGGACGATTTGCAGCGCCTTCCATAAGCTCTCGGATTTTGGATTCTACACCCATGTTTATTCTCCTATTAGATTGTATTGCTTTGTTCTAATATATATTTATAAAAATTTAAATTTTAGATAGCTTAGTTAAGAAGTTTTCAAACACCTGTAACTTAGCAGCTTCAAGCTCTTTAGAACTTGCAGCATGTATCAAATTTTTAGCTTCTTCAAGCTCTTTTTCTTGCCAAATACCGTTCACAATCGTCCACTCTTTATTTTCCATAATGCCTTGAACATAAGCATCCGGGGCAGAAGGGTCAGCAACGATGTCAGCAGCAGTTGCCAACATAAAATCTTCCTGAACTTCATTAACGCCATCTCTTTCTTTGAGTGAACCCAATCCACGTGAGCTAACACCTAAACTAGCTCCTTCGTCAATAAGCTCTTTTACAATACGTCCCATGGGAGTATCTAGAATTTTTGCTCTTCCAATATAGTTGTCACCATCTTCTTTAAGACCGACAATCATATGAGAAACACGATCAAGATTTACTGTAGGTCCTTCAGGATGCCCAAGTTCACCATATGCACGTTTCTTATCAATAGCTTCTGCCGTATACCGAGCAACCTCTTTTTGCATCACATCTTTAGGATACATTCTGCCATTGCGGTTCTTGAGATTAGACTGTAGGAAAACTCCTTCAATGAAGTGTGACTTTTTTCCTGTCTCCTCGTTAAGCTCAGATATGTACTTAATTTCTTCTGTGACTTCTTTTATTAGTTTCATTATCCTAAGTCTCCATCAGCGCCTTGATGCTGTTGTGATCCGTATCCTAATACTTTAGCACACTCAACAATAACAGTACCGCCGGCTCCAGCATTATCGATGACAATATCTATGTCCTCATCATTACTATCATTATCAGTGAACCCATAAAAATCAATTTTACCATATCCAGTCATTTCATATAAAACTTTACCGTCTCTTTCCAATTGGGCTGAAGTTCCGGCTGCCAATGTCCACTGGAGTCCCTTAATGTTTACCAAAGGAGTACTCTGTGTTTCGGTTGCTTTTTTTAGAGTAGTTGCTAGTGCTACTGTGCCCGTAGCGTTTACGCCTCTGACGGCAACAACACCCTGAACTTGTGTCAGTTTCAATACGTCAACTGTGACCGCCATCTCTTATCCTCTTTACTTTTTCTTTTTATGGTTTCCGTGAGCGCCTTCTTCAAGCACCTTCACGGTTTCGTCTGCAACTTCTACTACTTCAATAGAATTTTCAAACATTACTTTATACCAAGAAACGTGTCCATTCTCATCAGGCAAAGCATGTTCACCCAAAATTGGAGTACCTTCGCCTATACCTTCTTTAAATATTTTAGTAGCACACATGTGCTGATCGTCTGGCAGTGAGCCTTTAGCTACACCGTCCATCTTAGCTTCTTTCATATTTTCATGGTCGCAATCGCAGCCTTCTTTTGTATTCATAATATCGCAACCGCATTCAGAACATTTTTTGGCTTCTTGAATGTCTAACTGTTCTCTAAAACTTTTAAATGTCTTCATTGTTATCTCCGGTATCTACAACTTCAGGCTGTGCTGCTGGATCTACTTCTAGTATTCTTTCTTCTCCGTCAGCTAACCCCATAGATTGCAAATCGTCATTCTTGAAAACGCTCTTTGCGAGTTCTTGTTTATAATCGTTGACTGCCGTACTTGCTCTATCAAACATGATAGAATTAAATTTTGTTTGAACTTCATTACTATTGCCTTTGGCCATACTATCCATCATATCTCTAATAGCGTCTTCTCTGCTCATCACTCTTCTCCTGTCTCTGGTTGTTCGGTCTCTTGTTCAGCCGACTGTCTCTGAGAATCCATTTGAAATTGTTGATCTTGAGTTACAAACGGTTGCTCTAGTTGTAAATCTTTTTCAATAGATTCTATTTCTTCGTCGGTCAACATTAATACTTTTTTCTGTACATATGTCTTACTGAAAAGAGTGCCGATATAACTTGACATCCCATTCAACACTTCAACTCTACTTCTCAGAAGTTCTTGGTTCTTTGATTCTGTATAATAAGCATCTTGTGCAAAGTCATACATCAAATCATCTTTTATATCTATCCAATCTTCTTCTGTAATAATGTTTTTTAGAATTAACTGTGTTTTCAGCAAATCGTCAAACATTACTCCAAATTTTCTTCTAAGCCTAGAAACGAACTTTGAAAACTTCAGCTCGTCTCTATTTATTTCTGCTGATCTACCAAAGTTAAGACCGGCTTGTTGTTCTAAACGAGAAACAGGAATATTCAAAGACTGATAGAGTTTCTTCTGAAAATACTCTACATCTTCGATTTGTCCTAGATTTTGACCAGCCGGTAACGTATCAATAGACGTTCCACTGCTGCCTTCTCTACGTGGAAGCCAAAAGTCTTCCAACATAGACATAAATTTCTTATCATCACGAACCTCGCCTGTGTTAGCATCGTAAACTAGCTTATTACGATAACGGTCCATGATGTCTTTCAAATACTGTTCTGCTTTGTTGGTTGGCAAATTGCCGACATCAACATAAAAAATTCTTCTTTCAGGTGCTCTTGTAATTCTATAGATTACAACAGCATTCTCCATCATTCTAAGTTGATTTGCAGGGCGAATAGCCTTATGCAAATATGATAGAGATGAATTCTTGTCTTGATCTACTAGACCAGACGGCACATATGTAATTGCATCTTTGGTTATTTTCAACGCAGAATCGTTAGTCTCTGCTTTATACTGTCCTGGTCTAGATGCTAATCCTTTATCATTGAAGATATAAAATTCTTCAACGCTTTTAACAAACTGTACCCCTTGCTCGTTCTTTTCTTTTTTTACTTCTTTAATTTTTGTTATTTTTCTGGGATCGATATATCTTATATCTCTTATCCCTTTTTTAGGATTTGCTGTGTCTATTACTTTATGAAAGTATAATCTTCCATCGACATACCATCTCCTAAAATAGTCATGTGATCTATTTTTGAAGTCAAGCATTTCGGTTAAGTTTTCAAATTCATCTTGAATTTGTTCTTTGACAGAATCAGAAACACTTAACTTATCTGTAACTAAAGTTACTGGATCTTCATCACTTTGATTAGCTATAGCATCATCGATGATGTCTTGAATCGCAGTGTCAACATCAGCCATCATAGAGATATCTCTATAACGCTTTATCAACTCTGCTTCGTTATTCGCAACGCCCTCTAGGTCTAGGTAAGTACCATAGTACCCACCTGCCCGTATGCTTTCTACACCACCTTCATCAGAAGGAGCCACGAAAGACTTTTCAGTCTCAGGTGGCTTCTCTCTGGTTATATTAAAGCCAAAAATATTCATTCTATATAATTACCTGTTCAAGACCAAAACTAGATGTTATCGTAGTTTTGATATTGGAAAGTTACAGTAAATTCTTCAATAATATCATTTTGTGCGTACTGTAGTGCGATTTCAGACATCTGAATTGGAAATGCATTCCTTAGAATGTAAGTACCGCCTGGCAGAACATCATCATTTCGATCCAAATGTTGAACTGTGACATCAGCTTGATAATCAGCAGGAGTAAGAATACCTGCATTAGTTGATGTGCCATTCATTCCTTCCATCCACTGCTCAAACGGTTGACGCAATGATTGTTGAGTATCATTAACAACAGTAATTGTCCATGGATCAAAAATTCTCTCGCCCGCCAATTTAACCTCACGACCTCTGTACTGAATGATCGCTGGGTTGACAGTTGATGCCGGAACTGCTGCCCCAGACACCAACAGACTAAAAGAAGTGTCAACGCCTGTGACGTAGCTTGGAAAACCTAATAGTACTCTAAATTGATTAGGTCTTGCTCCTCCGGCGCCTAGTCGAGCTTTAAACTCTGTAATGTTCATCTATATCTCCTGTTTACTTTTATTTATAAGCCTTAAGCGCCAACTTCTTCAAACTGAACTCCGGTGCGAGTAGCAACAAAGTTGAGTTGAATAAAATTGATTGACTTAGCAGGTTGAATGAAAATGTCTGCCACGAAAGAGTTAGCATCGATAACTGTTGAAGTATTGTTTGTGTCATCACAAACTACTCTAAAGTCATAAACGCCTCTACGTCCTTGGACATCACGCAAGAAAGGTTCAACCAGATTCTTGAATTGGGCTCTAGTAAACGCATCGTTGAATTCAAATAGTTGAAACTTAGCAGCGGTTGCAATTGCCTTTTCAAGGGTAATAAACAGTCTGCGAACATTGATTCTATCAAATGCACTTGGTTGTTCAAGTAGTGTTTTGTCACCAAACAATACAATTCCTGAACCAGGAAATCCTACGATAGGATTAACACCTGCTTGATAAAGCGCATCACGATCAGTCTTGTTAGGGCTATATGCCATCTTAATTGCGTTCTTGATTGCTCCACGATTATATCCTGCAGGGGAGAACCAAGGATCAGCAGTGTCATCAGTCTGAGCACATAGTCCTGCTACATCTCCGTTACAAGGAACCCAAGCATAACCGTCAGTGTAACGATTATACATGTACTTCCAACCAGAATCAAATACTGCATAAGAGCTTCTGGTATAAGATGGTACTTCTGCTACTATATCAGTAGCTTCGCTTCCTGCATTGTCGATAACAGATGCATAAGCAGGGGATACAAATACCATGCAGTCTTTACGAACTTCTGCAATGTTATCGATGACATAATCACCGACTGCTGCTGGTGCATCACCAACAAAAACAAGATTAACATCTACGAGTTCGTCATTTGCAAACAGTAAGAAAGCAGCTTGCTTATCGGCGTCAGAAATAGATCCGTCAACACCTGCGCCTAGTGAAGTAGTGGATTCATCAGTAGTATGTGTGCTGTTAAATGTTTTACCACTTGCAGCCTCGCCCCAGTTATTAGAAGCAGCCGGATGAGAAGTCCACCAAATGTATTGTGATCTTTGATTTAGAACTTCTTTGTAATAGTTTGAACGACCAAGAGAGTCTTTTGCGTCAGATGCTTTAGACACTCCTGCAAATTTTTCTAAAACAGTTCCTGCAGTCCCAGTAAACTCACCGTCTTCATCAATGACAATGATATGCATTTCGTCAACTGATCCACCTACCGCTGTAGTAGATTTTGTCGCAGTTGGTGCGTAATCAAATTGAGCTTTATATGCCCAAGTCGCATAGTCTGAAGCATCTGCAAAAGAAACTTTCAGTGAATTGCCGATAACACCTGCCCACTTAGCAGCAAACATACCATCAGCAGAACCACCAGATGAAAAATTTGTTTCATAGTCATCTTCATTCTTAATCAACGCACCAGTCGCTGCTGCATCATCAACGCCTGATGTTGCATTTTTAGAAGCAGCATTTATTGCTCGGACAACTTTTAATGTGCTTGTGTAAGCTAGGAAAGACGCTGCTGCCATCCATGATCTTTCAGATCCTGCTGCAGGCGGCTTGCCGAAACGTGATACTAACTCATTCTCAGAACTAATACTTACTGGGACATTGGCTGGACCCCAAGAAAATACGCCAGCAGTACCACCAATAGAGGTGCCAACCGCAGGAACAACTGAAGTGAGGTCTTTTTCTGTTACCTGTACGCCAGGTGATAGCTGAAAAGCCATATTTAATCTCCTCGTTAAAAATCAGACAATCTTTTTGTTTTTTTACAATAGTCTGAATATTTATAACAATTAATATTTGAACTTAGATTCCTTTACTTTTCTTTCGTATTCATCACTCACTAACCAATAATCTCCGCCTGCAACCCATGCTTCTGGTCCATCATTCCCCTTATTGATAACAAAGGGGGTTAGATTTTGAGATATATGTTGCATTTGCTGATTGTATAATCCTTCTCTAGTATTTACATCTACTAACTCTTTAAAGAAAGGCATTGTAGATAACCAACCGAAAAGAACCATACACATTACACAATCATCATTGTAACCTTCGTCTGCTTGATATGTGTTTCCTTTTTCGATGAATGTTGATAACTCACCAATTACATCAGCGTCAAAAACTAAAAGTTTTTTCTCTTCCATTAGAGATTTTAAAGTAAAACAACCTTGTCTCTTTACTTGCTTAGAAGTATTCACACCCAATCTCGTTGTTTTCCCGAAGCCCGGTGATACATACTGCCTAGATTTTTCTGTTACTGTACTAAAAATATTATCATACTCAATTTCTTCATGAAGTATTTCTACCACCTGTCCGCCAATGTCGTTATTTTCTATAAGTACAAACGCCTTGTTATAATCTTCTCCTACTTTTGATATAACATTCGGATACAACATTGGTGCTATTTTATTATTTCTGTACTTAGCTACTACTTTATACGGCATTTCAGTTATGTCAAAAACAACAAATGCTGAATAATCTCCGCCGATTCCTCTAGCAGTATCTACTGTGATACAATAAAAATGATTTTCTTTCGGAATCTCATAAATATCAACCCCCGTTCCATCATTTTCATATAAGGGTGCCTTAGAACTCAGTGTCGCAATAGTTCTGGCGTTTATGAGAGTATTACTAGAACCGAGGAACTCGCATAAAACCTCTTGATTGAATTTCAATTCTCCGAGAAGTTTGAACTGTTCTTCTGCCCACTTCTCATCTCTTCCTGGTATTTCAGTATAAGGAATAAACATATTCTTGAAGCCGTTTGTTCCCTTTTCTGATTCATTCCAAAACTTCCAAAAGTGATTGTACCCTAATGGAGTTGATGTCAATAGAATTTTTGTAGTGTCACCGGCAGAAATTGTAGGATACACTGATGCAAAAAATTCATCTGCTACATTATTTGGGATGATTGCAGCCTCATCTATGTATAGCCAGTTTACAGATTTGCCACGAATACCAGAAGTGGTTGTGGCTGCTGTAAATACTCTACAATTATTTTCTAATTCAACATCTCCTTTGTTCCAAGTCTTTACTCCCTGTTGCATCCAAATAGGAAGGCTTTCGTACATTGTTTGATAACGCAAAAGAACTTCTCTGGCAGAAGCAGTTTTGTTTGCCATTATCGCAACAGTTTTGTCAGAATTGAATATAGTATAATGAAGAATACAAGCTGCTGCTGTTACAGTTTTACCTTGCTGTCTTCCTTCCATCAATAGAGCTTTTCTTTCTCCCATGATGAACTTTACTTTTTCTCGTTGACAAGGATATAATATGAAAGGCTGCAATCCCCTATCAAGAGTTACAATCATGCAATATGTCTCTATAAAATATATAGGATCATCCTGACACTTCAGATACTCTTTGATCTGATCTTCAGTAAACTCGTGCTTGTAACCAATAGATTTTAAATTGGGATTACCATGATAAGATGTTTCTTCACTCATGCTCTATCACTTGTTCGTCTTTCAACGCTCTAAGTAAGTCCTTTGTGCTGCCTACAAATAAGTTGTTATTAGTAACAGCCTTTTTAGGCTTATCTTCTTCACCTTTCACTTTTTTTGCTTTGCCTTGTATTTCAAGCATAGCATTAGCATTATCCTGAAGGCCTTTGATTAACTGGCCAGCAACTTCATATGCTCGTGGCTGATCACTATTTTTAGCAATATGCATTATGCCCCTAATAGCTTCATCGCTATAATCAGCAGTTCTTCTTAATATTTCTCTAGCTTCTTGAAAATCATCTTCGAGGTCTTTTTCTGCGTCTGGTGCAGGAATTGGCAGATTATTTTTTTGCCGGGTTTCTTTGAGATTTGCTTCTAATGCTTTTGTTTTATCTTTTGTATCAAAAGCATCATCTAAGCTGTCAAAAGGATTTTTCATACTACTCACCACTGCCACTAAAACTTTCCAGTATCGTAGTTATAAATTCATAATCATCTTCAGGAGTTAGTGTTGTATCAGATACTCCATTCTTTCCTGGCGTAGTTGTTACTTTGACACTTAATGGATCTAGTCCATCATTCTCATACAGTTGAGCAATAGCTTCTTTGATAACTGACTGATTACTAACAAGTCCGTAAAAATTTAGGCGCATGGTGAAATTCAAAGTCCATATAATACTTTGTCTATCGGCAAAATCTCCCTCATAATTATCGTCATAGTCCACTCCGTCGAGAGTTATCTTTATGTCTCGCTTTACGCCTAGTGCAGGCATCTCATTCACAGTGACATTAAAATCTGGATTAAAAAACGGAAGAATTTGTTCTACTATTTGTAACCCATCTTCTTGATTCTTGGCAAATATGTATAAAGAGACTGACATATTATACGGAGTAGAAACGAATGAAGTTCTTACTGTATTTACATCGTCACCTGTGCCAACAGCCTTGTTTCTTTGTATCGGAGAAACTTTTCTTGATGGATCATAATTAAGTTGCTGTATTTCAAATCCCATTCTAGGAAGAATTATAGCAACTTCACCTCGAGATTCTGCATCTGGTATTAATGCGATTCTTGATAAGAATTTCTGTTTAGTTGAATAAGCCAAAGGAACCCGCATGACTTGAGATATATTTCCGTCTTTATCATCTCTAGCTATACGAATATTATTAAAAACCATTCCAAAGGCTACAATGGCTTTTCTAATATGCTCGTGATAGAATTGTACATTTTTAAACATTATAATTCACCAAACGGATTGACTTCTGAGAAATCTAAAATGTCATATTCTTCGTTTTCGGCAATGAAATTATCATTATCAGTAATTGCATTAGATTTAGTCAGTGCATAATCTTCTAAGATTAGTGATGTGCCGTCTTCTTGTAAAAACAAATCTCCATTTTCTAAGAAAAATTGATACAAGAACATGTCAATATTTTGTTCCGTGTATATGTTATCAATTACATCAACGCCAGTATTAATGACTTCAGAGCTGTATTCAAACAACTCGCATTGCATTCTGAACACAAAAATCTTACCTAACTGATAAAAAGGATTTTGAAACTCAACCAGTTTAATCTCAAAAACCGAACCAGTTAATGGAAAGAATAATAAATCGCCTTCTGATGGGCGATCTATTAAAGTAAATTCTCCTCCAGAGTTTGCTGTAAGATCTTCCCATCTTCTCTTCGCTAAAACAAATGTAGCTTGATCTCTAATTTCAATGCCAAACTTACTGAACAAATCCCCTTGCCCGTCAAATCCTTCTACATTTTCTAAATACATTTCTAGCGGGTAGGCTTGCGTAAATTGAGAAAGAGTATCTTCGTCAAAAATACTGTCTACATCTATTTGAGTTCTTGGGATATAATATATGTCATGACCATATATTTTCAAACTTTCTATTGTCAGGTCTTCTACCAGCCTTTGTTCAGCAGTAGTGCCTGAAGTTTGCCCGCTTTGAAAATAAAAATTAGTTGGCATGGGCTAGATTACCCTACATAAAACGAAGGAGGCAGTTCGTAACGAGATTGCATTTCGTCTTCTATTGAATTGATTTCAGTAATTGCTTCTTCAAATATTTTATCACCGTTAAGAGTTACGCCACCTGGTAATTGAATACCACCGAATTTTTTCATATTTTCTCCCCACTGTCTTTTAATAAGAGCAGTAGAGTATTTCTTCAAAAACATATCGTCATATACTTCAGAATATTCAGATGGATCTAGAATCGCATATGACTCAGCTACAACATAGTCTCCTGGATTAAATGTCTTGTCCCAATCAGTATCTATGTAAAGCCTGTTTGTTTTTCTATTCCAACGAATTTGCCGTGAGCTTACAAGCAGTTGATCTAGAGTACTCAAGTGAGACTGTACAATGCTGTAATAAATCATATCAGCACCCATCAAATTGTATAGATCATTTTGTCTGAACTGATATTGCAAGTCAAACAAATTACCATCTCTCGTATTTGATGTAGCCGCTCCACCGAAATTAAATAATCTAATGATTCCTGTGATACCGTTTCCGATTGGAATATATTTATTGTCCATATCACCTGCGACATATGGAGTAGTATCTAAAATTGCAGTTGATCCTGAATCTGATCCTGTAATTGTTTCTCCAGCTTCAAAAGTTCCTTGCGTATCCTCAATAGTAATAGTAGTTCCATCTCCAGAACTTACCCTAGCAGTTGCTCCTGATGTACCACCAGTGACTGTATCAGTTGAGGTAAAAGTTGCACCATCCGCAGTAGTTAGATTTAATGTTGATCCAGTAATTTGATGCTGAACATATGTGCGTTCTACGCCGTCAAAGTGATATTCTTGCCACAGTTGTATAGCATCATCAATTCGGTCATTGATCTGATCTTCATCAATATTGATTTCTATTACAGGAAACCCTAGCCTGCGTAAACAGTAGTCTATGAGTTCTTGTCTCGTTGATAATGCCATTAAATTATCCTTATTTACCCGTATTTTTATTTATAATAAAAGGACTTAGGGAGAAGTCGGCCAATCACTTTCTTCTAAATTCGGAAAGTTTGCATGAGTCGGCAAATCACGAAGAGCCTGCCTATAAAGCCTCCACTCTTCTGGTGCTTGATTTGATGTCAGTAATCCGCTGTTGTCTATTGCTTTCAAAGTCACCCAATCACTTTCAGCAAGTAATTTATTTCTTTTTTCTCTTACTTCAGCAGCGGCTCTATCGTCAGCTCCCGCTGCTTCTTCTGCTTCTATTGTGTCTAACTCAGCTTCTTCCTCTGGAGTAAGAGCAACCACAACACCGTTTTCTATCGCTTTATATCTAGCCATTATTAATTCCTATGAGGTCTGTAGCCTATAAATATAGACAGATCCGCTAGTTGGGTTACTGTCAAAGTATAAACGTATGTCCGTAACTGCGCCAGAAATACTATCACTATTATTTCCAGCTATAGTCATTTGTTTATTTGTTTCTACTGCCTGAGAAAACAGAGAAGGGTTCTGACCGCCAGTTTCATTCACGTTATTTAAAAATATCATTGCACTAGCATGATTATCAGCATCAAATCCTGCTATTTTAAATCTTGCCTGATTAGTTCTTTGAATAATGCTAGTTCCAGTTTCTGTGTAATTGTAGTCGAACCATATCCACGCCCCTCCACGTTTCCATCTAAAATACAAAGCACCACAAGGATCTAAATTGTCAACTACTATCATATAAGTGCTATAAGAAGAAGATAAAGCCATGTCAATTTGTGAAACTGCTGAAGTAATAGTAGTAGAACTAAATAAAGCCCATGCGCCTCCGCCTGCACTGTTATTATTAGCCCAGCTTAAATTTCCGCTGCCATCAGTAGTCAAAACTTGATTTGCACTTCCGTCATCATTCGGAAGAGTTAAAGTATAGTCAGCATTAGCACTATGGGGAGGTCCCTTGATCGTTATTCCATGTGAGTTATTTTCACAATTAAGTTTAAAGGCACCCGATCCTCTAGTACTGTTTCCTTTAAATATAACATTTCCAGAACCATCTGGATCAAAATCTATGTCGCCGTTACCAGCCGAAACGATATCATTTCCATTGACATCTAAGTTGCCTCCAAGTTGCGGAGAAGTATCATCAACCACATCAGATGTACCACTTCCTATAACTGTTGTAGTAGGAGTAGATCCGTATACTACAACAGCAAATCTGCTAAAAGAAGAAGGTGTGACAGTGTTGCCGTTGCTATCATAAAAACTGACTTGAAATCCTGTTGTTGATTTGTTGCTTACAGATGCTAATCTACCATCATCTGTAAATTCGCCATCAGTCATGACAATATAATTTGAATCTGACTGAGCAGAGCTAAATGTAAATGTTAAAGTTCCGCTGCCTGAATTCCAGCTGCCATAAGATATGCCGGTGCCAGAACCACTAGTACCATCTACATTCGCAAGTGCAAATGGTGCAATAACTGTACTTGTACCCACACTAGTAATTTGATCTTCAACCCAGGTATAATCACTACCATTCCAACTTAATATCTGATTGGCTGATGCGCTGCCTGTGTTTAAGTGAGTGTCAACTTCAGTATTTCCGTATGAGCTGGCTGCGTCAGTAAAAGTAAAGCTACCAGAGCCGTCGGTGGTGAGTACTTGATTGGCTGTGCCGTCTGTGATACCAATGTCAGTTAATGCTGAAGGTATAGTAGGTGTACCAGTAAGATCAGTGTAAGCCCCTGAAGTAGCAACAGTTGCTAGTGTAGGCGCTCCGGTCAGAGAACTATATGCACCGTCAAAAAGTGTGGGGAGATTCGTCAAATCATTATAGTTTGATACTCCTCCGCCAGAATCATTTTTTGCGATCAATATCTCAGTGGAACTTAAAGCAACGCCTGCGAATACGCTAGGATCGTCTGCTGTAGTAGAAAGAGTACCGTCTCCTTGCACAAAGTATGACTGGCCAGGAGTCAATCCTGATTGGGCATCATCTACTGCTCCTGCTGATTGAATAGTAGCAGTAGCACCATCAGCGTATGCTGCGTCAGAAATACCAACATAGTTTTCAGAAGTTAAGTTACTGCTAATTTCGCCAGGTATATATGACAGTATGAGAGTATCGCCACTATATTGACCAGTACCATAAGTTCCCGTAGCAGTTACTACAGAACCATTCACAACTGCTTGAGCATACAGTGCTTGACCCCAGGTATTTACAAAGTTAAACTTTGTATGCATAGTTGATCCGTTAGCTGGCGTTCTTGTGGTGAAGGCAGATCCATCATACAACAAATCGTAAGATTCCCAAGTAACATATCCTTCATAGCTGTCGTATGGTCCTGCTTCATCTGCGGTCATTTTTGTTATAACATAAACACCTGAAGATATCATTGAAGTTCGATATTCGTTTCTATCATCGTTTTGAAACTGTGCAACCTCATGAGATGAAGTTGCTGGTATAGTAACTACGCCTGAAGAGATTGTAAGCATCTTGTAATGCCTTGTATCAACTACTTCTCCTGGCTGTTCCTCAACTGCATAGCTATATAAAACTCTGTTAGCAACGTCATCAGCTATTAGTTCTCTATGCAATGCATAGCTATAATCAGCATCATTATAGTGCGATTGAACATTGCTTATAGTACCAGTAGAAGACATAGAAGCTACTTTGATGCGGGATTTCAAGCCGGCTCCTGAATTTGCCACAGTATTCCAACTTAACAAATAGTTGTTATCCCAAGAACACCAAACAGAAACTAAGTTATAGATAGCATCAACTCCAGTTTCTCCGGATATATCAGAAATTTTGCTAGAAGGGGCTTCTGTAGCGGTGAGAGTAGTACCATTATATGACATGATAAAAGGCACTATATCCCCAGATGGTGCGCCGCCTGTAGGATTGCACTTAAAGAATACGGCCGCATTGTTATCTGTGCTGTTATATGCTGTAGCTGCGATCTGAAAATAACTAGTGGATCTATTGACTGTCAACGCAGTGTTGATAGCTGCTACTTTTTGAGAAGTTCCCCAAGTAATATTGTTGCCACTTACTGTTGCTGTATTGAAATAAAAGTCATTATTATTACCACCTCGTCTGCTGTAACCAAAAACTAAGCAGTTTTGTGCAGTATCCCAATATGCTAAAAAGGGTTTCTCACTTTGACCGGATTGATAAAGGTTAATTGACTGATCAGTATCATTGGTAGCATGAAGATGCCCCATATAGTCAGGAGAAACTTTAGTTACAGTACCATTAGACGCAACATCAACTAAGTGAGTCACAACGGACATATTGTCGTTTCCGCCGTTGGCTGCGGTCATAAAAACAGCGCCGCCAAGAATTGCTTTTGTTGTATTAGGAACTAGCACCATGAAACCAGCGTTTGGATTATCTGTTGCATCCGTATCGCCATAGTTATTTTCAAAGGCAGATTTAATAGGATTAGATAACGATTCACTAACAGAACTAACACTATCATCGCTGTTTACAACTAATTTATCACCGTTTGCAAGGGCGCCTGAAGCAACTGCTTGAAAAGATCCTCCGATTATTGATGGAATTGATGGAGTGCCAGTTATATCAGCATATGCTCCACTAGTAGCAACTGTGGCTAATGTAGGAGTGCCACTAAGGTCTGTATAAGATCCACTAGTAGCAACTGCGGCTAATGTAGGAGTGCCAGTTAAAGAACTATAAGCCCCATCAAAAAGTGTGGGTAGATCAGACAAATCATCGTAACTTACTGTACCGCCGTCTTCGCCTTGAAACAAATATCCCAATGTGTTCCAATCGTCAACACCGTTTCCTATTTTAAATTTATTGGTATCAGTTTCATATCCAAACTCACCTTGTGTTAGAGTCGGGTTTACAGCAGTCCAACTAGTAGAAGCATCTCTTCTTAGCTGTATTATACGAGACATTAAGCAATTCCTCCATCAATTCGTTCAGATTCAGTGTATTGACTATTAGAAGTCCCAGCATCTACATTTTGTGTGGCTATGTAAACACTATTAGCTGACCCCCCGTCAAAATCACTTGATCCTGCCGACAATAGTATAGTAGTTCCAATTATATCTATAACATCTCCAGCACTAGCGGGAGTGTTTAAAACAACACTTGTTCCATCTGTTGCAGTAAAATCTGCAGGTACTTTTTTCAAGCCGTTTACATATACTTCTACATGTCCGACAGAGTACCTAGAAGAAAAGGTAGTTTGATTTGAAGTGGCAGTAAACACATCATGTTCTGTTGATGCGTCATTAAATAATCCGGTATGATATTTTACTCTGTTATCTATTGCAGTAGCTGATAATATTGCTTCATCAGTATAATTGAATGCTTCTCCGCTAACCTGCAGAGTTACATCAGCGAAATCTTCTGTTTCTATACCATCATTTGCTGTGTCAGAAATTCTTGCATTGGTGTTCGTCAGGATTTTTCCCCGAACATTGTCAAAGAGAATTCTCCTAACACGGCGTGACATTACTGTGCAACCTCTATAGTCTTAACTATAGCAGTCCACCGTATTGTTTGTGAAGAATCTCCTGTGACATAGACTCCAATAGAATTATTTGTGTTATCGGCTCTAACATCAACCTGCCAATTTAAGTTATCTTGAGCAACGGCAATTTCATACATGTCACCAACGTCAGATACAGTATCGGAAAAATTATCAGCACATCCTTTTAAATGCCAAGCACCACTTTCTCCAACGGCATCAGTTCTTCTAGCTACTACAGAAACTTCGTAAAAACAAGTGGTGTCTGTAGCAACCGGAACTCTACTTGATCCTGTTGATAATACTTCTGCTTCAGTACTAGATGTTGTTGTTCCATATAAAACATATTGTTTAGTATTGAAAGAGGGGGCTCCATGCTCTAGTACCCCTGATATGGAAACATTATTAGGAGAAATGTCTGTACTAGATCCTCCTAATAACTCTATTACACTGCCATTTGACTTTTTAGTGTATAGTTTGCCGTCTTCAAGGTTGACTGCCAATTCACCCACATCAAGATCAGAAGCTGTTGGTTGCTGTGCAGGAACCTCGCTTCTTTTTAATTGTATAATTGCCATTTAAGTTTTCCTTTTCTATACCCTTATAATATATATAACAAACAAAAAACTCATTGATTCCTATTACAGTATTACCTGCTTTTTAATAGAAATCAATGAGTTTAAAGTATAATTAACATTGAATCTAAAGTAGCTTTACAACACTGCCCCACTACTCATAGAGTAATCAACTATTCGTATAAATCATACTCTTCTACTTTGCCTGTGCCCTGATTAGGACCAGCAGCAGCGTAGCCTGCTAAGAACCGATCATTACCCAAAGAAATGCCAGACAATGCATCATTATCAGCAGTCTCAGGAGTAGTATCAGGATTCGCTAAAGTAGCGCATAATGCAGTATCAGTCCAAGTGCCGTCAGTAGTCTTGAAAATATAATTAGCACCAGAACTAGAACCGGGAGGCTCGCCTAGTGCAGCTTCGTATATATGAAGGTTTCCAAGATTACTTGCTTCACGATAAGCTCCGATAACAAAAGTTCCGCTGTCACTAAGTGCAACAGCAGCGCCAAATCTTCCGTTATTAGACGGACTCGGAGATGTGAGAACTTTTACAGTAGATCCAGTTGTCAAATCTATTACATAAGATGTGCCGATTTCTTGGGAGCTGTATTCATCGGCATACGCTCCAGCAAGTAAATAATCCCCTGAAATACTAACCGAAGCTCCGAAGTAGTCAGCCCAAACAATTCCGGAGTTATTCGGGTTATTAATAGTTCTTATTGAACTGCCATTAGAAGGATTATAGATATAAACCCTACCTGATCTATAATTTCCAACACCTACTCCTGAAAATTGATCATCCCAGCCGGAACTTCCAATTGCAATATAATCGTCAGTAATAGCTAATGATTCACCGAAATCATTTCCGCTACCTTGAGGATCGTTAAAAGTTCTAAGTAAAGAACCATTTGACCTGTTAAGTACAAGGACCTTATTATCTGTAGATCCAACTGCAACATAAGAATCAGATAATGCCACTACGCTACCAAAGTTACCGATTTGTGAGGTATCACTATATGTCCAAACCCTTGATGCAGAAGAAGAGCTTACACTATAAAGGTGTACTTTTCTAGACTCGCTATTAGCATGCGGCTCGCCGATAACTAGATGCGTTTCATCCATAGCCAAGGATTGACCAAAATGAGCATTGTCGGCATATCCACCAGGAGGGTTGTTAATAGTGTGTACTAGAGAACCTGTTGCATTGCTAAAAATGTACACTCTGCCTTGGCGGTTTTGTCCACTTACAGTTTCATAAGGTGCACCAACAGCAGTAAGAGTACTGTTTACTGCCACCGCCCCTCCAAAGTAATATTGCCCGTCATTTGGATTGTTTAAAGTATGTACCACGGTATTAGTAGAGGTATCTATTATGACAGCTTCGCCTGCATAACTAGCATTGGTGCTTGCTACCCAAGCATTATCAGCCCCAGCAACTGCATATGAGCCGTCAGAAGAAATTGCACAGACCTTGGCGGTTGGCGCATTTCCGCCTGAACGAGTACTACCTGATATGGTTGCTTGTAAACTAGATTGAGAATAATCA